AAAATCCGAGTGCCTGCTGTTGGTTGCTTCAATGGTAGTTTCGGGTCAATATCTCCATAGATGCACGACTGCAACCAGCCTAAAGCTGAATAAATAGGATAGCGCAAAATGCCTTTAATATCAATCACTCTGTCTTCTTGCTGCCCTTTGTAATTTGTAATTCGCAATTCAGGTATGTTACGTGGTGCAATTCTGCTATGTAATCTGTACAATGTGATATTTACCATTGCTTCAACTAATGATTGAGAACGATTATCGCCTAAAGTCCAATAGGCTGTATTCGTTGGTAAATCGCCGCTGAATAAATACGGCGTACCAACACCCCAATATTTTTTGCCGTTGGTTTTATCATCAGGAAAAACATTCGGCGTAGTTGAATTATTTGTTTCAATCCAATTTAACTGGTCTTGCTGTGTTGGCAACATCGTTGCTATTTGGCATTGATAAGACGAACCTTTGTAAAACACATAGTCGCCTTTATCGTAAACCTTGTAAGCATCGAAGTAATCAAATGGCAATGTTGCAAAATACAAATCGTATTGATTGCCTAATAAAGTCCAATGCGCAGGGTTAAATGCTTCTGGCACTGTTATCGGTGTTGAACAGATGTAACATTGCTTGTTGTACGTGCAATAGCTTGTGTGGAATTGATAAGTAGCCGTTGGGTCATAAGCAGGATAGTTTAATTCAATTCTATCGCCGCCTGTGTATTGCTTTGTGTAGCTGAACAAGTTGGTATCAGTCAATTCACGAGTTAAATCAAACTTGGTATTTAGCAACGAATAAACTTCTTCTTGCGCTGCTTTTTCCGCTAAAATACGCAATGAATCATTTGCCGAAATAACTTGTTGTAAGTTATCGGCATTGATTAAAGGCTGGTAATCGTAAAGGCGCAAATACATTTTGCAACATTACAATAATAGCCCAATGTTACTACCTATTTGCAGCAACAAAATTATTTGTAAGAGTTCTTTGCAACGTTCCTGCCCAATGTAAACGCCGTTGATGTGCCGCCTCGTTGGTAGGTGGCGTATTCGTTGGCAAATACTGTACATAGAAAATAGCGGCTCAAATCAAAAATATGTCCGTATGGTTGGTAACTTACTTTTGTAATCGGGTCGGTAACAGTTTTTTTATCAACTTTTCCGTTTTTATCTTCTTTAGTATTTTCGTAATCGGCAATTGCAACTCGGCATGATTTATCAACTCTATATTTCAACCCACTTTGCTCAATCTCTAAAATTGAATTAAAAAATTCAGTAGATAGAACTACACTTGGGTTTGAACTGCCTATTAATCTTGTAGGTTTCCAATCGGTTATTTCATTCATCAATAATCGAAACAAATCATGCCCTTTTTCCTGCTTAACATCATCTTTTTGTGATGTCGCATCGCCTGTAACAAATACTCTGCCTTTGTGCTGCCATTGGGTAAGCCGCCGCCGCAATTCAGCCCCCATATGCCTAATGGTGTTATTTGGATTTTTCAAAGTAATTACATCAATCATGGTCGGGCTTTTGCCATCTTTGCCCACTTGGAATATACCACAAGGGAAATAAGGGTTTACGTTTTCATCAAATGAAAGGTAAATTGCACATTCATCATCATATTTATATTCGCCTGTATGGATTTCACTTTTCCAGCATTTTAGTATTTCGCCGCCAAATTCAGTTTTGCCCCATTCGCCTAATACGTTTACTTTGTAGCTATTATAGTTTCGAGTTCGCAACAATTCATATTCAGCAATCAAATTTTCATCACGATAGCCATAAGTACCACAAGGGCTGCCAGCAATCCAATAATTATCTTCGTAGCTTGTTTTGATTAAAATTACTTTGCCATCTTCGCTGCGCTTAACAAATGAATGCTCGCAAGGCAATTTGTATTCTGTTTCAACCCAATTATATTTATCAACCAATTCAGTTTTTACCCATGAATTTTCATCAACAGGATTCCATGTACCAAATATCTTTTGCCCCTTGATGCCTCGAAGCGATAAATTAAACTGCTCAAATTCTGTTTGCTCGAAGTGGTTTAACTCATCCAAGTAAACATATTTATAGCTTTCAATACCTTTTGCCTTTTCAGGGTCATCAAGCCCTTTCATTACAATTTCAGCACCACTACTACAACGAAATGAAAACTCCAACTTTTCAAACGCTGGGTAAATGTACATCGTTTCCAATGCTAAATTAAACGACTTTTTTAAAGTGGTTTTAATGATTGTGCTTTCTTTTCGGAATGAAATAGATGAAGATTTTTTAATTAAACATTCCTTTGCCAATAATTGGGCAATGGATAGCGTTTTGCTCGAAGATTTGCCGCCATACACTAAAATAGTTCTAATGCTATCATCTTTGAGTAAGTCATTTAGGATAAAATAGAGTGGATTAAAATATTTTTTGCTAAATGTTACTGCCATTTTTTGGGTGTGAAAATTTTTGTCTTCGCCGTTTGGGCAATGTTGCCTCAATTCGCTTTGGTGGCTTATCTTAAAAAATGCGTTTTAATCTTTATATTGTTCGTCTTCGAGGTCTTTTCCTAACTTGGTAATTAACAATTCTTTCTTTTCGGCTGCCAAGCTACCACGTTTGCGCAAAATCAATTCGGCGGCTGCTTTCATTTCGGCTGGTGTTGGGTTTCTTAATTTGGTTGAAATGCCATTAGGTGTTTCGATTGTTTCTAAAACTTCCATTTCGCCAAATGCAATTTTCTGCAATTGCATCTCTATTTCAAAATCGCTTTTTAAGCCGTTTTTTACGGCTTCTTCAGTTTCTGAAACGATAACCCTTTCAATTGTTTTTTGTTTAATTTCGGCTAATTTCTCTGCTTTTGGTAGTGCTTCTTTGATATATCTGTCTATACTTTTGTCTGAACACCCCCATTTTTTCTCAAATTTTCTAATAATAGCTATTCTTTGAGTTCCTTTAGACAATTCTTTTGCTACTTCATCAATTCGAGCCTTTATTTGCGCTGCATTCGCCATTGGACATAATTTTTTTTTAAGGACAAATTACAAATCGTTTCATGCCATCAACTTCAACAAATGAAATGCCTAGAAGTCTAATTGCTGTATTGATTGCTCTATCATCAACAACAACTTTATATGACAATACTTCAAACTTTTCTTTAAATTCATCAGTGGTAACTTGAAAATGTTTAATTTGCCATTCGTCAGATTCTAACTTTTGCATCCAAACATTTATAAGCCCATCTATTGGTTCAGCACATCTCATTATGTAAGGTTCGCCAATTTCTTTTTTAAAGCAGCAATTTATTGTTGCGATTGGTTGCTTTTTGCAATAATCAACATAATAGTTAGTTAAACTATCAAATGCTGCTATTTTTTCTTCGTTTGTCTTTGCCATAATTTTACAAAGTTAGTGAATTATTTTTGAGTTTTAAAAAAGTTTTCGAGGTCATCAATGGATTTAACCACAATTGCCACACCGCCAGCCTTTTCAACTTGCCGCAAAAATTCAGATTGTTCAGGGCTTAACTTGTCCTTGCCTACTTTAATTTCTACTGCTATGAATTGCCCGTTAAGTTTATGGAATCCGATAATGTCCGAAACTCCTTTTTTAACAGAATTACTGCGGAATACTTTTTTGATTGGGTCGTACAACCCAGCAGAGTTCTGTCGCCAACATTCAAATCCTTTTGCGCTGAAATAGTGAATTGCTGCTTTGGTTAGCGCATTGGCTGAAATTGGTTTTAAATCAGTTTTACTAAGTGTCTTTTTTTTGACATCAGGTTTCTGCTGCAATTTCTCAACATCTTTTTCAGTCCATTTTTTGCTCATTGCTTGTAGTTTTGGTTAAAGTATGCGGTTGCTGCTTTCTCTGCATCGATGCTGTTAATTTCATCTTCGCCAATTAAATAGGCTTTTGTAAAAGCATTAATAACCATCTGCTTTTCTTCGGCAAGTAGTTTATCAATCAAATCAATAATTAGCCTTCTGCAATCCATATGACCTCGTGTGTAATCTCTAACTGCTTCTAATTTTGGCAATAATTCAATATTTTCTTTTAACTGCGCTAAAGATGTGAGTTTTTGTTTCATTGTTTTGATTTGTTCTTTTGATAATAGTTTTCTTACAAATGCGTTCATCTTTTCACATTCTTCAATAGTGAATGGTATTTGTTCAGCAAACATCTTTATCATTACTTTCTTGCTCATTGTTTTGTTTTTAAAAATTCTTGTAAAACTTCTTCCTCTGTTTTTACTTCTTCTTTAATATCAACTATAACATATTCGTTAGTATCTCTATCAAGATAATAATTCAAGGCAACAAATTTTAGCAATTTCAAAACTTGTTCTTCTGTAAACATTCCTTGCTGATGAATCTTATTTTCAATAGTGAATTTTGCACCTTTTTTAAAGGCTTCCTGTTGCAATTCAATATCTCTATTTAAAGAATTATCCATTTCTTCTGAAAAGGCTGCATTTCTTTTGTAAAAATCGTTTGCAGCTTCTTCCAATTCTTGTTCAAGTTGTTTGTTTTTCATTTTATTTATTTTGTGTAAAGTTTTTTAATTTTGAAATCAAGGCATTTGTAGTGCCTGTTTGCCCAAACTTTTGATTAAGATATTCTAATTGCAATTCGCATTCAATGAGTAAATCAAAAGCAGTTTCGCTTACTTCTGAAATATGTGCTTCAACCTTACTTTCTTCCTTCGGCAACCATTTGATTTGAATATGATTACCAAGTCTTTCATAAGAATAACTTGTTTTTGTTCCAATATCAAACTTCGGCAACTCCTTCCATTTGTTCCAATATTCAACAAACTCTTTCACTCTATCTTCATTGATATAGCAGTTAGGTGTGATTTTTTTTGAATTAGTGGCGATTACTTTTGACAGTTTTGTTTTGTTTTTTTCTAACCACTCTTCTAAATCTTTTTTGCAAGTTCCAATCTCTTTACCATTGACTAAGTATAAGTCTCCTTCTTTTAAACATTCATATTTGCAAAGAACGAGGAGTTTGTTTTGGTAAACTCTACTGCCTACCCCAAAGTCTTCAAAACAATGAAGTATATTTGAATTTAAGCCTAATAAAATATTACTTGGCTCGTTGGTGTCAATTAAATGGATGCTAAATTGTTTCATATTATGCGATTTTTGTTGTTATAATTTCGGTTCAAAAAAATTATTGTGGCTGATTGGTTTTTTCTTCATTTGCTTGCAGGTTTGCCAGTACTTCTGCAATTAATTCTTTAATCGGTCTTGGTTCGTTAAAAAGGAATATCTATTTTTCGGCTGTCATTAAAATTTGTTTCTTTTTCAAAAATTGGAAGCGGCTTTAACCACTCAATAAATTTTGAAAACTGTGGTATAAATTCTAAATAACTTGTGCCACATTCGCCCATTCTATTTTTAGCAAAAATCAATTCAACAAAACCTTTTAATGTTTCATCTTTTTTATTGTAATAATCTTCACGATAAGGGAACATAACAACATCAGCACTTGCCTCAATATCACCGCTTTCTCTCAAGTCGCTTAATAAAGGGCGTTTATCGCTTCGTCCATCGCTTGCCCTACTCATTTGGCTTAATAAAATTATTGGCAAATCTAATTCTTTAGCAAGTGATTTCAATTGATTGCACATAAATCCTATTTGATGTGTCCTTTGGCTTAATGCTTTATCTTTTATATTTGTGCCCTCTAACGTTATCAATTGTAAGTGGTCAATATAAATAGCCTCTATGCTATGTTTTTGCACCCAATTTTTAGCGATTGTTTTAATTTGAGTTAATGATGCAGCCCCACTATCAGAAATAAAAAAAGGGCTTTTTTTAATAGTTTCTTTATTTTCTCTTAAAAATTGCCATTGATTACCATTTAATCCGCCTCGATGAATTGCTTTTGTATCAATATCAAAAAAATTCCCTAAAATCTTTTTCATTAATTCGTTAGCAGTCATTTCTAAACTAAAAAAACCAATTGGTATTTTTCTTTTTACAGATTGATTTAATGCGAATTGCAAAGCCAATGTTGTTTTCCCTTGTCCTGGCTTTCCACCAATTATTATTAAATTCCCTTTATTTAACCCCCCAGTAAGCCTATCTACATCTTCAATAAAAGTGCTTAACCCTTGTAAATAACCATTTTTTGAAGCAAAATCCATTTGCTCAATTACTGTATCCACAACATCTGCAAATATAACTTCTTTATTTTGTGCAATATCTGAAACAATTTTATCAAAAAACAAATTAGCATCTCCAAAAATATCAAGTGCATCAACTGTTGCATCATAGCTTTTTCGAGCAATATCAGCCCCGAAATTTATCATTTGCCTTTTAATTGACGCTTGCTTTACAATAAAACAATGGTGGTCAATATGAGCAACCGATGAAACACTATCGAGTAATAATGATAGTGCATAACCACCACCCACCTCATCTAATTTACCTAATTTAGCTAATGAAGATTGAACAGTAACTAAATCAATAGGGATATTATTGTTGAACATATCCAATATGCACTCGTAAATAATTATATGGCTTTCAATATAAAAATCATTCGGCTTTAAAACCTTACAAACTTCAAAAATTATATGCTTTTCCAATAAAATAGATCCTAAAACTATTTTTTCTAATTGTGGGGCTTGTGGTGCAACTTTTCCAAATGTAAAGACTTCTAAATTCTGCTCTGGAGTTAGTTTTTTATTTTTCATTTTTATTGAATTTATTTTCGTTATTTGCCCAAGTATTTAATCTTTTAGAAATTTCAAAAGTTTTTTGTAATTGGAATCGCATCTTTGTTTTATTTTGGTTTAATTCAGTCCAATAAAGATAAAAGTTGTTGCACAAATCTTTTCCATAAGTTTCAACAAATTCAGATAAATCATTTTTGAAATTTTCTTTCACCTTTTCAATATTATTACCCTTATCATTACTTTTATCTTTACCTGTGGGGCTTGTCAGCCCCTCTTTAGCCCCTAAAATAAATATACCTATTTCATTAGAAATCATTAGGTTATCGAACTTTGCGCTATAATATTCGTATTTTTTAAATATTCCTTTATGCGCATTATTAAATTCATTTAATGGTAGGTTTTTTTGGTGCTTTAAGAAATTTTTTAGCAATGCAACATCACCGCATCTTGATAAAATTAAACCTTTCGATAACCCTTTTATAGCTTCTTGTATATCGGATTGTGGTATAGATAAATCAAAGCTAAATTTTCTATAAGAAACTTCAACAAATCCTGCTACATCACAAACATCACATAAATACATAAACAATAGCTTTTCTTTAGCTTTTAATTCGACAAACCATGTATCAGCCCATTTATTAGTGTCAGTAAATCTTATGGGCATTATTATTCAGTTTTATCTTTTAATAACTTTATAATTTCAGCCAAATACTCAATATCATTTACATCTAAAATGTATGATACCTTTTTGTTGTCATCTTTCAAAACACACATTAACTTTTCGGTGGGTGTTTTTTTATTGGCTAAAAAAGTATTAAAAGACAAAAATTCACCAGTTGCAAAATCTTTTACTTTAATAAAAGTTTGTTTCATAAAAATAAAAAAGCCCTAATGAATCCGTTAGGGAGCAGCCTAACCTCATCAAAAGGGCAATAAGATAATTTACTACAATCCTGCTCGATTGTTTATTATACGGCTGCAAATATAAGCACTCAATTTTCATTTTGCAAGTGTTTTGTCAAATTTATTTTTAAAATAGTTCGCAATCTTTTTTCTCAACTACTCTCCAAACAAAAGTTTTTGCAGCAGTAAATACTTTAACATTTACCAATGTACTTTCTTTTGTTGGTTTATCGCAATCAAAAATTTGCCCTATTTTAGTTGCATACCAATTTGATTTATCGGTGCAGGAAATTATTTTTACTTGCATCTAATTTTATAAGCATGAGTTAATTTGCCATAGCTGCCCATTCGCATAGTATCGGATTTTACCAAAAAGCACTCCCATTTTTCGCCGCAAAGGTTAGTTAAAGCCCTGCGGATTGAAGTGATAGGTGTTGCAAAAAATAAGGTTGATAATTCATCTGCTGTAAAACCAAAATCAGAATTTTTATACTGCGCTTCAAAAATATCTTTTATTGATGCTTCCTGACTTTCTGCTTTCGCTTTGCTTTTTTCCAAAGTTTCGCCGCTTTCGTTGTTCGTGTTATAGTAGCTGCTGGGTTGGTTAAATAGGTCTGTCATGGTTAGTTAGTTTGGTTCATCAATTTGTTTTCTTCTTCTAAAATTGG